GGTAGATGCGTTAAGAGAGTCTTTAAAGAAAAAGAAATCTAATATTGCACTAGCTGATAGACAGAAATTATCGTTATTTACAAATTTGCATATGTCTCTTAAGAGTACTATTGATACGTGGGATGATTGTGAATATATCTTAGAAAAGACCAATGAAGCAATTACATTGAAACCTTTGAGGGTAGATAAGCTATCACAGCATGTATTCAAATTCGGTGAGAAGATTTTATTGATGTCTGCGACAATTATTGATCATAAGCATTTTGCAAAGACCTTGGGCATTACAGATTATGAATACATTGAAGTAGATTCAACTTTCTCACCAAAGAAAGCACCTATCTTTTGTACTGGTAAGGTTAAATTGAATTATAAAAATCTAAAAACATCACTTCCATATATCGCAAAGCAAATTAAAAATCTTTGTGATCAACATAAAGATGTTAAGGGTGTAATCCATACACATACTATGGAAATTACTAATTATTTGAGAAATAATATTAATGATCCCAGATTCATCTTTCGTGGTGACGGCATGACAAATGAACAAATCCTCAAACAACATTTGGAAGATCCGTCACCAACCATTTTAGTATCACCATCATTGACTTATGGTGTAGACTTGAAAGATGATCTAGCTAGATTTCAGATTCTTGTTAAAGCTGCATATATGCCTTTAGGAGATGAAAGAATCAAACGACTCTTCAAGGAAGATGGTCAATGGTATGTCAATAAGATGCTTAATAATCTCATCCAAGCGTGTGGAAGAGGTGTAAGGTCTGTTGATGACTATTGTGTCACTTATGTTTTGGACGGATGTATTGTTGATGCTGTTATTCAGAACAAAACAAGACTACCGAAGTACTTCTTGAAGCGGTTCAATTAAATATATGTGTGGAAATACAGACATTTCATTTTGAGATACGTGATATCATATCGCAATTTATAGCTGCTTTTGATGATGTAGTTATAAATCGATATGATAAAAATCGTAGTGCAAGATCAAATGTTAAAGTAAGATATGTTTATTCTCCGAAAGAAAGAGTATTATTTGACCTAGTTAATAAGGCACAAAATATGACATTGCCTGTTATTGCAGTTAATGTCACAGGAATAAGTAGGGATGAAAACAGAGTTTTTTCGAAGCTTTATGGATTTGATGAAAGTGATCACTATGCTGACTTGAAGCCGGGTAAAACACATGCGCATATTAACATGCCTGTTCCTGTTGATATTGGAATTTCTATGTCAATTTTGACAGAGTATCAGACAGACATGGATCAAATATTATCTAATTTTATTCCTTATTCTAATCCGTATGTTGTTATAGCTTGGAAAATACCAGATATCATGGGGGCAGCAACTCCTCAAGAAATTAGATCACAAGTTATTTGGTCTGGTGATATGTCCATGTCTTATCCTACTGATACAACTAAGTCAGACAAATACAGAATTGAAGCTTCGACTACCTTTACTATTAAGGGGTGGTTATTTCCTAAAGAAACACCCAAACAACAAAATATATTTTTTATCAAAACTGATTTCTCTTCAGCACTATTAGAATGTGATAATTTTTATACAGCCAATGCAGATAATATTCAACTGCCAGAAAAACACAATACCAGAACTATAGAATTTTCCGCAGCACCTGCTTGTACTTCAATATTCTTCCATGGTACTCTAATAGATAGTGATTTCGTATTCCAAAAAGAAGAAGCAGATTACCCATTCATGCTTCTAGGTAATAATTACGACCACACAACAAATGTTTTATTGTCTTCTTCGGCAACTATTTTACCATCTACACTTACTGTTTTAAATTTTGATTATTATCCGCCCGTAAGTGCATATAACCTTCCATTATCATGTTATAAAATTTTAAACAATTATACCATCGAATTAAATTTACCCGAATTGATTAGTAATGGAACATTTAATATCATAGTTGCTAATAGAGCAGGTTGGCAAAAATTCAGATATGATATGAACATAGGTGATGCACCCAGCAGTCTACTATTGCCGCCGCCTTCATTGCCGCCCCCACCTATCGTAGATGTAACAGGCAAATACTTCTTCTCACTGCTCAATAATGATTGGTATGATTTAGCGAACTGGTATGGAGACCTTAATAAAACAATTCCAGCTACACTATTGCCAGATGATACAACAGATGTAATTGTTTTAGAGCATACTTTAAGGCCAGTAGTTGACTTAGATAATTTTGAATGGGAAGATCCAAAAACTATCGACGCTACATTTGCTGGTATTACATTTACATCATCAGCTAATAATAAAGTATACACACCAATAGTGGGTGATGTCATTTATAATGGTAATGCTAGCCACGGTTAAAATCATAAAGAAGATGATAAATAGTGGAAATGAGTTCTTCAGATGATGGTCGTTCTTCAACATTTGGCAGAGACTTGATGAATTATATTTCATCAAAGTTGCCGTATTCTGGTTATAATGTTTTAGACGCATCAGATAAGTTAAATCCAAAATTTAAGTATTTCGAAGAAGTAGGCTCAAGAAGAGCAGAGGCTTTATCTAGACATTCTGTATCACAAAATAGTGATTATAATAATGCCGGTGTCGGTGCTATTCAAAAAGATTCTAGATTTTCTGAAATCATGTATGCTAATATCCAAAAGGATAAACCAGCACGTATACGTGACTATAGAATCATTGCTGCTTTCTCGGAAGTATCAGATGCGTTAGACGAAATTTGTGACGAAGTAATTAATAAAGATTCTGAAGGAAATATTATTAAAATAAAATTCAAAAATGATAATTTAAACGAAATTCAAGAAGAAAGTCTTCATAAAGAATTTCAAAAATATATTCAATATTTTGATTTAGAAAATAAAGGATGGGATATTTTTCGTTCTCTTTTAATTGAAGGAGAGGTGTTCTTCGAACATATTATTCATGAAAAATATCCAAAAGAAGGTATCTTAGGAACCGTTCAAGTAGCATCAGATATGATTGATCCTGTTTTTACCAATGTACAAAACATGATGGTAAAAGCTTTTTTATATAGAAAGCCAAAGTTTGATCCTAATAATCCTACTAAGCAAACAGGTCATGAATATATCCCAATGGACAAGAATCAAATTACTTATATTCATTCTGGTATATGGAATGAAAATAAGACAATGCGATTACCTTTCCTAGAGAATGCTAGAAGAGCATATCGCCAATTGTCCATGATCGAAGATGCTATTATCATCTATCGATTAGTACGTGCACCAGAAAGATTAGTATTCAATGTAGATGTTGGTAACATGCCAGCGCCCAAAGCAGAATCTTACCTTAGAAAATTACAACAACAATATTGGTCTTCAAAGACATTTGATAATAATCAAGGCGGTGTAGTTCAGAAATTTAACCCACAAACTATGTTAGATAGTTACTGGTTTGCAAAGCGCGCTGGATCAGAAGGTACTTCAGTTACTACACTACCCGGCGGTGCTAATTTGGGGGAATTGGATGATTTGATGTACTTCATGAAGAAGTTATATCGAGCATTAAAAATACCTTCTTCTCGTTTAGATCCTCAAGATACATTCAAAGATGGGCAAGAAATTCTTCGCGAAGAATTAAAATTTGCTAGATTTATTATTCGATTGCAACAACAAATAGCATCGGGATTTAAAAATGGATTTATTACACACCTTCAATTAAAGGGATTATGGTCTGATTTCAAATTAAAAGAACAACATTTTGATTTAGAATTTAACGTACCAACGAATTTTTATGAATTGAGAGAAAGTCAGAAGATGGAAATGAAAGTGAATAACTTCAACAATATGGCTAATAATCAAAGTATTTCACCTTCATATGCACAAAAGAAATACTTAGGTTGGTCTGATATTGATGTTAAGGCAAATAGAGAATTCCTACGCAGAGATAAAGAATTTGCTTGGGAATTGGCTCAAATTGAACAGGCAGGTCCTGATTGGAAAGCTGTTGTAAATGCACAAGCTGCGGCTGCGGTTGAACCCGGCGGTCTGGGAGGCGGCAGTTCTACATCGGGAGGTGGTTCTACACCACCACCGTTCGTGGGTGGACCAGCTCCAACAGGAGCTCCTGAACCAGCGGGAGGCGAAGCACCCTCACCTGAAGCTGGTGCACCCGAAGCTGAAACTCCCGCACCTACGCCCGCAGCTGGAACATAAATATAATTATGTCCTGCTCGTTAACGCCAATTACTGCATTTCAAAGTACAAATTTAAATAGTAGAATTGATTCTTATTCGCGTTTAGCAGATCGTATTGTTAGAATGCTGGGCGCTCCTTTAATTTCTGTAGAGACACACCAAGATCAAATATTCGAAGCTATTGCAATTTCATGTGAAATGTTCACAAAATTTGCGGGTTATACAAAAGAATATCTAGTATTCGATTCGGCTTTATATGAAAGAGGAAAAGGTATTAGATTAGATTATCTTTATACACTATCAAATACTAACTTGACTAATGAACAAGTTGATAAACATTCAACTTTATCAACAACTACGTCACCTTATGTAAATGACCATGAACCCGTTTATATAACATTATCTTCTATACCAGGTTCTTATTTTTCAAGTTCTTTTGCATTGTCATCTATATTTTCTGATGATTTAAGGGCCAATCAAATTCTAGATAAAGAAATAAGAGATTTGATTGTAACACATAATGCATCATTATCTTCTTTATTTCAAGAATCTGATATTCAAAAATATTCGTACCGTGGTGAAAAAGATGCACTTCCAAATGCACCTATTAATAAGATGTTTGATTATGATCTCATGGATTATCGCCGGGTTATATCTGTAACAGACTTCGAAGAAGGATCTACATCAGGCATTAATACATTGTTTACTATTGAGCAAACCCTTGCACAACAAACATATTTTTCTTATGCAATGGGCAATTACGGATTTGATTTGGTTTCTTGGTATACCTTAAAAGAATGGCTCGAATTAAGAGAGAAGTTACTTTCCACAAAAAGAAGTTTTGATTTCGATGAAAGAACCCAATATTTAAGAATGTACCCCGAACCAAATGATACGACAAGATTCTATGGTGTATTAGCTTGTTATGTTGAAAGGCCAATAAGAGATATCATTAAGGAAATCTGGGTGTATAAGTATACATTAGCACAAATTAAAGTACTAGTAGGTACTATCAGAGGTAAGATACCAGTAACAATGTTTGGTGGTCAAATCTTTAATGCAGATCTTCTAAATCAGGGCAGAGAAGAGATGAGAGAACTTGAACAACAATTGTTTACAGCATCTGCGGGCTTCGGCGATTCGGATCCTGTGACTTTTTTGGTGGGTTAATAATATATGCCTTCTTTATCTAAAGATCCTAGATTTAAACAAGGAATCTATACTCCTAAAAATAAAGAAAAGTTTATTGGAAAGATTGCGATATATAGATCTTCTTTTGAATTACAGTTTATGCGTTGGGCCGACAATAACCCCAACGTACTAGAATGGGGTTCAGAAAATATTATTGTTCCTTATAGAAGCCCTATTGACAATCGTGTGCATAGATATTATGTCGATAATTTTTTGGTTTTAAAAGAAGGAGAAGTTATTAAAAAATACCTTGTTGAAATAAAGCCATCTTCTCAAACACAAAAACCAAAACATTCTAATAGAAAGAAAAAACAAACTATTCTTTATGAGAATGCACAGTATGCAGTAAATCAAGCTAAATGGGAATCAGCTCGTGCATTTGCTAAACAAAAAGGATTTGAGTTTGTTATACTAACCGAGAAAGAACTTTTTTCTAAATAATAAAAAGATTTCAAAAAAGCATAAATATCGTTATGCCTCTTAGACTAATCGTCGAAAAACCTGCACCCGAAGAACAGTTTGAATATATCCTAGAAGAAAAAGATAGGAACACACCCGCCACACTTTTTATTCGTGGTCCTTATATGATGGCTGAAGGTGTTAATCGCAATAATCGTTTATATCCGATTAGTGAAATGGAAAGAGAAGTAGAACGTTATCGTACAGAGATGATTACAACATCGCGCGCTATGGGTGAATTAAATCATCCGACTAATGCTGATGTAGACTTAGAAAGAGCATGTCATTTAGTAACTGAACTAAAACAAGACGGCAATGTTTTTTACGGCAAGAGCAAGGTTTTAAATACGCCATGTGGTTTAATTGTTAAATCATTGATTAATGATGGAGTTAGAGTTGGTATGTCATCACGGGCGTTAGGTCAACTAGTTGAAAGTGGTGGTAAGAATGTGGTAAAAGATATGAGGCTTGTAGCTGTTGATTGTGTTGCAGATCCTTCTTTTCCTAAAGCATTCGTAAATGGTATTTTGGAATCTAAACAATGGGTATTATCACAAGATGGTAAATTCGAAGAAGATTATGATCGTTTCGAATCTAATATTTCGTCATTACCAAAGCATGATGTTGATGAGTATTTGAGAAAAATTGTATTAGAGTTTATTAATAAAATTAAATAAGCATAAATATCCTTATGAGCCAAATACAAGCTATTAAAAAAATTATCCAGTGTATTAGTGAAAAAAATTATGCACAAGCTGATAAATACTTGAAATTAGTCGTGACCGAAAAAATGAAATCACGTATTAAGAAAGCAATTGCAACTCAAAACATTTTTTAAACGATATGCCCAAGGATATTACAACACTTTTAAAAGAAGCGACCAAAGACCTCCTTTCCGAGGAATCGCTTAAATTAATCAAAGAATCATTCGAAGCCGCAGTTAATGAAAAGGTTTCTATTCACGTAGAAAAGGCATTAACTGAACAAGACGCCGAATATACAACAAAGCTCGAACATCTTCTCGAAGTTCAAGATGCTGACCACACCAATAAGTTAAAGAAAGTAGCAGAAGCTATTGATTTAAATAATACCAAAAAATTACAAGCTGTCGTAAAGCGTTATAGTCAAGCTTTAACAGAACAAGCCAGTAACTTCCGAGATGGTTTAGTTGATAATCTTTCAAAATATCTTGATGTATACCTTGAGAAGGCAATGCCAACCAAGGAATTAAACGAAGCTGTAAAGGATAAAAAGGCACGTATCGTCTTAGAAAATCTTCGTAGAACATTAGCAGTAGACTCCGCTCTTATGGCTGAATCCATTCAAGAAGCTGTATATGATGGTGCCAATACCATTGCACAAGCAACAGCATCTAATGAACAGCTGACCGAACAAGTATCTACTCTCACAGAACAATTAGAAGAAGTTAAAGCTCAATTAGTTCTCGAACAAAAACTTTCATCTGTCACACCTGAAAAACGTTCTTATGTTAAGAGAGTTCTTCAAGGCAAAGACTCACAATTTATTACAGAAAACTTTGATTATACCATTTCTCTCTTTGACCAAAAAGAAGAAGAAAGAGTAGAGGCACTTCGCGAAGAAGCTCTAGAAAATTCAGTAATCAAAGAGTCGGTTTCAATTCCTGCTTCTGAGGAAGAGTTAATTGAAGAATCAACCGCAATTTCAACCCCTTTCCTCCCAGCTTACTTAAGTGAGCTCGGGAAGTACTAATTTAGTCGAAGTAACCAATACTTGAACATCCTGGACGAAAGTCCTTGAGGTCGAATAAAAAAATAAGAAAGGAAAAGACAATCTTTATGCAAATCAAACCTACACAAGCATATATCGATAAGAGTCGTGCAGAAGCACTTCTTGAGAAATGGGCACCTGTGCTCAATTATTCTTCCAAGACAGTTGCTCCTCTCGAAGACGCACATACACGTTTAAATACCGCAATGCTTCTTGAGAACCAAGAAACATGGTGCTTAAATGAAGCTGGTAACGTTGCCGGTGGAACAGATTCAATGTTCAACTACGGCAGTGTTAATGTTGGTGGCACCGGTGGAAAATTCGGAAACACTGACAGCTATGCAGCTGGCGATGCCCGTCTTCCTAAGATTCTCATCCCAATGATTCGTCGTACATTCCCTGAACTCATTTCTAATGAAATTGTCGGGGTTCAACCAATGAGTGGTCCTGTCGGGCTAGCTTTCGCTCTCCGTTATAAGTATGCAAATACTACACTCGGAACAGGCGGAGCAGACGGCGGAGTCGGTGGTAATTCCACTGGTCACCCATATGCTAATGTTTCCTACGGTGCAGGAGCCAATGCAGACGAAATCGGATATCAACATCTCGATACACGTTATACAGGTGCTTCTTCGGGTGCTCTCTCAGGTAATGCTGAGTGGTCATTCGCAGCTCAAGATCAAGGCGTTGCTGAAATCTTGAAGAACTTTGAAATCAATTCAAAGATTCCTACCGTTGAAGTCTCTTTCGAGAAGACAGCAGTAGAAGCTGGAACACGCCGCTTAGGTGCACGTTGGTCCGTTGAACTTGAACAAGATCTTAAGAATATGAACGGCATCGATATCGACGCTGAGATCACAAATGCTATGGCATATGAGATCCAAGCTGAAATCGATCGTGAAATGATCATCCGTATGATCCAAACCGCCCTTAATGGTGGTCAAGGAGCTGGATATTCTATCTGGAGCCCAATCTCCGCAGATGGTCGTTGGTTAGTTGAGCGCAATCGTGATTTCTATCAACGTTTGATCGTTGAAGCAAATCGTATTGCAGTTCGTAACCGCCGTGGTGCTGCTAACTTCGTTGTAGCTACACCTCGCGTATGTGCAATCCTTGAAATGCTTCCTGAATTCCAGTGGGCACCAGTTCAAGGTTCTGTAAATACACAACCAGTCGGAGTTGCCAAAGTTGGTAATCTCGGAGGTCGTTTCAATGTATACCGTGATACACGTACAGAAGTACAAAATACTTCACAATATGGTGATCAAGGTTATGGTAGTCCTCGTGCTGGTGTTGAATATGCGCTTCTTGGTTACAAGGGGCCAGAATTCTATGACACTGGTATCATCTACTGCCCATACATCCCTGTTATGGTTCAAAGAACAATTGGTCCTAATGATTTCGCACCACGCGTTGGATTGCTCACCCGCTACGGCGTTGTTGACAATATCTTCGGTGCTAATCTCTATTACCACATTATTCTTGTCAAGAATTTGGGACAAGCATTTACACCAGGCGCAAACAGCGTATACTTCTAAGAAGTATTGTAAAGCTAAAAACTTTAAGATCCGGCTCGAAAGAGCCGGATCTTTTTTTCTTTAAAGGATAAATAATCACATGGCAACTCAAACCGATTCAATCGTATTCGTATCTACAAGACCAGAAAGTTCTGTATATGACGGATCTTCAAATTTAAAGCTCGGCGCACAAGTAGCTACTATTAGTGGAAAGACTATCGTAGCTGTAGCATATAATGGCATTACTAATACACAATCTGCTTCTTCTATTATTAAGATTGGTACCGGCGCATTAGAACTATCAGCAGGTAGTGCATATAATGGTCAAACAATGTATGCTTATTGTTCTGACAGAACTGCTGTGCCATTTGTTGTTAATATTGCTGCAGCTGGTGGTGTTCAAACCTTAACTGCAGCTGCTGTTTCTCTTTGGACTCCAAATGAAGTAAGACTTCGTAGACAAGAAATTATCTAATTAAAGTTTACCACCTGATTTATGTGTGGCGTGATC